CCCAAGAAGGCGCGCTAAATGAGCATGACGCTGAAAGAGATTCTTGACATTGCGCTCGGCTCGTGCGGCGTCACTGTGCCCACAACCTGGATTGGAACGAACAACCTCGCCACATCCAACCAGGTCAAGGCGCTCGCAATCGTTGCCGAGCTGGTGGGCGTGTTCGAGAAGTTCGTCACCATGGCGGACGAATACTCAGGCATCCCCAAGTATATGGCGGGTGACGCCGGCGGCGCCGGGCGTACGGCCTCGGGCCTGTCGATGCTCATGGGCAACGCCGGCAAGGCCATCAAGCAGGTGATCGCGAACATCGACATCGGCGTGATGAGCCAGCTGATCGAGCGGCTCTACGACCACAACATGCAGCACGCTGACGACCCCGACCTCAAGGGTGATGTCCACATCGTGGCCCGCGGCGCGTCGTCGCTCATCGCCAAGGAGTCGGCTCAGGTGCGGCGCAACGAGTTCCTCGCGGCGACGGCCAACCCCGTCGACATGCAGATCGTCGGCGTCGAAGGGCGCGCGGCCATCCTGCGCGAGACCGCCAAGAACCTCGACATGGACGTCGACAAGGTCGTCCCGCCGCTCGACATGCTCCGCCAGAAGTGGGCGCAGCAGCAGATGATGGCGCAGGGGCAGCAGGGATCGCAGCCCGCACCGCAGGCAGGCAGCGGCCAGGAGTTGTCGGATGGATCACCCACGACTGATAACTTCCAGCCTGCTGAGAAATAGGCTGTTGACCTGTTATCATGTTAAGGTGTAGTGTTATCACATGTTGACCAAGCCTACTGCACAGGCGCTTCGAAGCCTCCTCGGCTTCAGCAGGCAGACCGGGTGGACTGAAGTCGAACAGATGTTCAAGGACGAGCTGTCCAAGACCTATGAGATGCTGGCTGACAGTGCCGATGAGGCGCTTATCCGACAGCTTCAGGGTCGAGCGAAGCTGATCCGCGAGTTCCTGTCCCTGGTGCATGACGCACCCCGGACACTGGAAAAACTAGGGGTATCCAGCCTCTAGTCCAACCCCCAGCAGACCGTACCGTTAACAGGATACCAGATGGCCCTGAAGACGTAGCCGGCGCAGGAGCACAGAATGAGTTTACCCAAGCAGGTTCAAGCCCAGCTCGAGGAAGCCGAGCGTCTGGAACAGGCACTAGCTGCAGAGCTACAGGCCCCCGACCCAGACCCCGAGACTCCTCCCGTAGAGCCAGAACCCGAAGGGGTGTTGCCAGAAGTTGAGCCGGTTCTCGAACCGGAAGCCCCGCAACCGGAGCCTCCGACCCCGACTGACGACGCATGGCAGGACCGATACAAGTCGATCAAGGGCAAGTATGACGCGGAAGTTCCGCGGCTTCAGTCTGAGATCAACGATCTGCGCAACCAGCTGCAGACGGCCCTGGCACGTATCGACAAGGTGACGAAGCCCACCGAGCAGGCACCTCAGCCGCTGGTGACAGACAAGGACGTTGAAGCCTTCGGCAGCGACCTCATCGATGTGATTGCCCGCAAGGCGCGAGAAGTCGCCCAAGCGGAATTTGCACCGAAGATCGCCCAGCTTGAGGCGGAGAATGCTCAGCTCAGTGGAGAGTTGAACGGGGTCTCCGAACGTCAGACAGATAGCGCGAGGGCCATGTACTTCGCTGACCTGCGCCGGGAAGTCCCGGACTGGGAGGCGCTCAACGTGGACCAGCGGTTCATGGACTGGCTTGCCGAAGTCGACCCGCTCAGCGGGTATCCGCGGCAGGAATACCTGAACCGGGCTTTTGCTTCGCTCGATGTCGGACGCACGGCGGTACTGTTCAATACCTTCAAGGAACTCAGCGCACCCCCTCCGACTCAGGCGAAGCCGCAGCCGTCGAAGCAGCTCCAACGTCAAGTTGCACCTGGTACGTCCCGTGCGTCCACAGCAGCCACCGCCGATGCTAACTCCAGGATCTGGCTCCTCAGTGAGATCGACCAGTTCTACAACGAGATACGTCGCGGTGACTTCAAGGGCAGGGAGGCGGAACAGGTGCGGATCGAAGCAGAAATCGACCACGCCGTAGCGGAAGGGCGCATCCGACAATGATGTAGCTGACGGGACGGGGTGGTCACAGTGAAGCCAAGGAGCATCTGTCGTGACTACAATCACTCCCGCAGCGGTGACACCCCTCCAGTCGCCCTTCAACACCAGCCCGTCCTACTCGGGCACGTTCATCCCGACCATCTGGTCGAACAAGTTGAACGTGAAGTTCTATGCCACCACCGTGTTCGGCGAGATCGCCAACACGGACTACGAAGGTGACATCAAGGGCCTCGGTGACAAGGTCATCATCAACAACGTCCCGTCGATCACGATCAACGACTACACCATCGGCCAGAACCTCAACTACGAGGTCCCTGCCCCGAACAAGGTGGAGCTGCAGATCGATCAGGCGAAGTATTTCGGCGTCAACGTCTCCGACGTGCTGGAATACCAGTCGCAGCCCAAGCTCATGGACATGTTCACCAACGACGCGTCCAAGCAGATGGCGATCAACATCGACACCGCGATCCTCAAGGGCACCTTCTCTGCAGGGTCGTCCGCGAACAAGGGCTCGACCGCTGGCGTCAAGTCGGGGTCGTACAGTCTCGGGGTCGATAACACCCCGATCACCCTGTCGTCGAGCAATGTCGTCGGCCTGGTGACAGCGCTGGCGTCGGTGCTCGACGAGCAGAACGTCCCGGACACGGATCGCTTCCTGGTGATCACCCCGTACATGCGCAACGTGCTGATGGCCTCGCCGCTGGCACAGGCGTACGTCACTGGTGACAGCCAGTCGATCCTCCGCAACGGCAAGATCGGCAGCATTGATCGTTTCACGATCTACGTGTCGAACCTGCTGCCGACTGCGGCTGCTGGCCAGGACTTCTCGGGCGGCACCCAGGGCGGCGCGGCGAAGCGCACCGCGATCATGGCTGGCCACAAGTCGGCCATCACCTTCGCGTCGCAGATCGCCAAGGTTGAATCGCTCCAGAACCCGAATGACTTCGGCACCCTGGTCCGCGGTCTCAACGTCTACGGCTACAGCGTGATCAAGCCGGAAGCTCTGGCGATGGCTCTCGTAGTCTAACAGGGGGCGGGGAGGTGTTAACGCACCTCCCCCATCCACGGAGCACGACATGACGGTAACAGCGCAGACCATCATTGATCGGGTCCGTACGCAGCTGATCGATGAGACGGCCGTCCGATGGACGGACACGGAACTTCTTCGGTGGTTGTCAGACGGCCAGCGGGCCGTTGTTGCATTCTCGGCGGGCGCCTCGAGCACGACGGCGATCCAGCCGCTGGTTGCCGGCACACGTCAATCCATTCCCGCGGACGGGCACATGCTGCTCACCATCGTCCGCAACCTGTCAGCTGACGGCGTCACCGCCGGCCGCGCTTGCCGCATCGTGTCGCGCGAGATCCTCGACGCGCAGGACACCAACTGGCACAACGCCACAGCATCCGCGGCGGTGCTCAACTATATCTTCGATCCGCAGGAGCCGACGCACTTCTACGTCTACCCGCCCAACACAGGCACGGGCAGCGTGGAGATGGTGTACGCGGTCAAGCCGGGCGAGATCGCATCGCTGTCGACCCCGCTGGTGGTCCAGGAGATCTACCAGACGGCGCTGATCGACTACGTCATGTACCGGGCGCACCAGAAGGACAGCGACTACGCTGCTGGCGCCCAGATCGCCATGGGCTACTACCAGGCATTCCTCGCCTACATGGGCCAGGGCGAGGGCTCGCAGCTGGCGAGCAACCCGAACCTGCAGCTGGCGCCGCCTGAGCCGACAGCGAGGGGGTCCGCAAAATGAGCACGAACTACGACGAGTTCCTCCCGGAGGTCCTGCCCTACGTGCATGACTGCGCGTACCCGGTCGCGATCAACGCGATCCGCAACGCGTGCATCGAGTTCTGCGACAAGACCGACTACCTCGTCTACACGCACGACCCTGTCTCGGTGATCGCCGGTCAGGCGGCGTACGCGCTAACGGTTCCCGCGGGGACGGAGGTCGCACGCATCCTGTCGGGATGGTACGACGGTCTGCGCATGGCGCCCAAGGGCGAGGAGGATCTACGCCTCCAGTTCCCGCTCGACTGGCGCACCATGACTGGCCGGCCGCAATACTTCACGCACGCCATCCCGTCATCAGTGACCGTGATCCCCGCGCCGCAGACCGACGCCACGGACGCACTCAAGTTCATCTTCGCGCCGCCGATGGCTGTCTGAAACCGGCTGCGGTAAAGCATCGCCCCCTGCGGGTCGTAGTAGGGCTGGTTCGGTGTCTCGTAGAGACGCGCGCGTGCCCCCCACCCGATCTGCTCGGCGAAGCGGGAATAGATGATGTCATCGACGGTCGTGCTTGCGCGCGACGGGCGAAGCGCGATGATGAACTTGAGTGCGTCCGTGGCGTCGGTCTGCGGCGCGGGGATCACGGTCACTGATGGCGGGATGGCGTGCG